GTGTAGAGGATGGCATCGAGAAAACCGTTTGCCGCCGTCCCGCTGGAACTACCAACCGCATCACCCGCAACAAACTGAGTGCCGTTGGGAAGCGATGTCCAGATTCGTCCCTGACAATATGTCCACGCCTTGCCGCAGGGTATTCCGATTACAGTTTGAACGACGACATTTTGCAACACAATTCCGGCGACGACTGAATTGTTTGTCAGGTAATAGGTCGTAGCAGTAGATGGTGAATCAATAGTGCATTGCAAATTAGCCGCTGGAATGGTTGTGTTACTGCCGACAAAAACAGTCGCTCCCTGTGTTGAAGTGGTCGGATAAGACGCACCTCCTGAAAGCACAACCGCCAATGCTGTATTCGGAAAGCTGTAAGTTAATCCTGTCCCGCCAATGGTTCCAATCGGAGCGTAGCTGACAACCGGCACTGTGGCTTGCGTCTGGTATTGAAGCGTGATGGCGGTGATTTGAGAATTACTTCCGTAGGGGTCGGATGGAAGCGGGATGGTGAAACTGCCCGCCGCAATCATGGACGGCGTGATGGAATTGGAAGTCACTTGCGCTGTTTGCCCTGTGGGTTGTAGGGGACTACCATAGGGTGAACCCACCACAGCAGCCCACTGTGCGACTGTTGCGACTGCCACCAATGAGCCGGACACAAATCCGGTTGTATTTTGAGCATTGTTGGCATCGGCGGTATTAACGGTCGGGTTTGGAGAATACGCAATCGGATAACTCCCGCCGATATTTATAGTCGGATTGCTTATTGGGTAATTTGAATTTTGGAGAAAAATCGTGTCCCCGGTTTTAACAGTTCCCGTTGCCGCCGAAGAAAGCAACGCCCCGCCGGTCATTGGCGGAACAATCGTAAGTGCCATTTGTCCGATGTATTGCCCCCCGGCATAGGCAGGCGTAACAGGACTTATCCCCACCGCAATACCCCCCGATGGCGCATAAAGGGCAACCGGAATGTTGAAGAACTTCGGGTCAATAGTTGTGATGTCCGTCGTAACTGTTGCTACAATGACACCGCCAGAAACAGGAGCTACAAGCGCGGTTCCATTCGAGAATGTTCCAACGACTTGTTGCAGCGAATACGAGCGGAAAGATTTGTTGCCGTCAAACACAAGCGGGTTTGGCGTTGTCCCATCCTGCACGATGAGATAATTTTCCGCTTGGTCAAGCCACGCTTGCGGCGCGGTCGCCGAGTTCAAATCTGCCTGAACTGGACTTGAGCCTGAAACGGTCGGCGTGTATTCCACAACCGCAATCATTCCTGGTGAAGCAACGTAAGCTCCTGCAATGCTGACCGAGAAATCCGGCGTGAATCCGAACAACCGTCCGCTGATGAGCGCAAAGAATGTCGGGCCGGGAAGAATTGAACTTGCGTGGGGTTGATACGCCTGTGGTGTTGCCCCTTGAAAAACACCGTTTTGAACGAAGTAGGAAACTGCCGCACTTCCACCGATGACCGGAATCCCGCCATCCGAGAAATTGTAGGAAAGGATTTTTGGCATCGGGCCGATAAAACCGCCGCGAACCGTTGAGTTCACCGCCCACGCGAGCTTGTCTTTCTTGAGCAGGTGCGGGTCAACCCCGCCGTCAATGCCGCCCAAAAAGTTGCCGAGAAAATCTTTCAGAAATACAGACTTTGTTGCGCCTCTAGCCATCAATTCATATAACTACGCCTTGTTTTACGAATTCGCAAGATGTATTGTTGGCTCATGCTCAAATACGGATTTGATTTGGACAACAACCTTGACCCGCTTGCCATTGAGCTTTCTGTTTTAGCTCAATCTGATGCATCCCTAAAATATCACGGGACAAACCGGCTTCAGCATTATCTTAATGCCCACAAATTGCTCTGGCCGGAAGATGACCAACATCGCTGGTTCGTGCAAGGAATGAAAGCCATCGTTGAAAATAAGGTGAGTGTATTTCTTGGATCGGCCAGTTGTGTTTCGGGTGACACCCGAATTTTGAATCCTCTAACCGGAGAACAACCGACAATACGAGAACTTTACGAAAAACAAATCGCTCCAACGGTGCTGACACTAGCGGGAGCAGCACAAGCGGGCATCCCCTTCATTAAAGGTGAAGAAGATTTATACGAAGTCGTTTTGGAAAACGGACAACGATTCAAGGCGACTGCATCTCACCGCGTCTTAGCCACAAATGGGGACTTTTGCCACGTCTCAAATCTCCGGTTCGGTTCCCTGATTCTTTCATACGAGCAAAACCTTCAGGACTCCAATTCGGAACACAACCCTTTAACTCTTGTGCTAAATGTTCCCGATTCTCTGAAAAAAGTTGCAAGTTTTCAGGAGAATTATTCTGCTTGTTCTTGTCCCGATGATGAACGACTTCTTCCGGCAGCAAAAAACGGCCAATCATCTTTTCCATCACAAGACGATGCTCTAAAATATAAGGCGTATGCTTCCGGCGGTGGGGATGATCAGGACAATACACCGTCGCATAACCGTCCTTGTCGATTATTCTACCTCCCTTCCAAGCGTAGTGGCGTTCAGCCTTTTTGCTCGTCAAAAAATCTCGCGTCACGCCATGCTCGCGCAAAAACCTTTTTACATGACGCCCCCCAGTTCCAATCCGACGACCAATTTCATCCAAACTTGAACCGGACTGTTCCATTTCAAAAACCAACTTCTGATTTTTATGGCACGCACTATTTGGATGAAGTTTTGTTTTCGGGAATTTCTCACCAGCAGCCTTTAAAACATTCCGAGTCGCTGCAATCTTCATGTTTGACAGTCGAGCGGTCACAACCAAATCTCTGTTCAGATGAAGAAAAAGAGACAAAATTCGAGAATCCCTTTTCGCGTTCCGTTTGTAATAATGAGTCATATCGTTTCAAGGTATCACAATCGCGGGTGGTGTCAATAACTAAATCCCACAAAGAAACATTCTATGATTTGTGTGTTCCAAACGTGCATCATTATTTTGCGGAGGGAGCAATCCATCACAATTCGGGAAAAACTTATCTGATGGCCGCTCATTGCCTGATAACTTTTTGGGCTTTCCCATTCACATCGTTTGCGCTGGTTTCCTCGACGGATATGCGGAGTCTTGACCAGAAAATCTGGGGAAGGGGAATCAAGTGGCTTTTCAATCGTGCGCGGGAGCGCTACGGCTGGCTGGACGGCTACCTGCTCGAATCCGCAAGGGCGATTGTCCCGGACAAAATTGACGATGAAGGCCAATTCGCTCGACTGCTCTCTCGCGGCATAGCTTGCGTTCCTTGTATTTCAGGCGGCCGCTTCGTTGGCATGGGAAAATATCAGGGTGTTAAAGCCCCTAGCTCGCCCGGAAAGCACGATGGACTGTTGACTCATTACGGAGATGAATCCGCTGTTATGGAAACCAGCTATCTCGACGCATACACAAACTGGACTGTGGATGATAATTTCAAGGGCGTCCAATCTGGCAACCCGACTGACATCTCCGACCCCCTTTGCACCGCCGCCGAACCGATTGGCGGTTGGGACTCATTCATTGACAATGGTAAAACTCAAGAGTGGACTTCGCGTTGGCATGATGCCCATGTCGTTGCGTTCGATGGCAGGGACACCCCAAACAATGACCAGTCGGAAACAAAATATCATTTCCTGATTTCAAAACCGTTTATCGAAGGGCTGCGAAAAACTTATGGCGACGATTCATGGCAGCTTTATCAGCAGGGCATCGGCAAACCGTCAAAGGGGATGGTTTCAAATCGCGTCATCACCATCGGTCTTTGCGAACAGCATCACGCATTTGATTCTGTTGTCTGGAAGGGAACGCCGCGAACGAAACTCTACGCTTTAGACCCGGCGTATGGCGGTGGCGACCGTTGCGTTGGTGGCGAGTGCGAATATGGTGAGGACAAGGACGGCAACATTATTTTCTCGGTAGGCACACCGGAAATAATTCCAATCCGACTGAACTCATCGCTCGATGCCGAAGGACAAATAGCGGAGTTCATCAAACAGCAATCCGACCGGCTCGGTATTCCACCAAAAAACATTTTCTACGATTCATTTGGGCGCGGCACACTCGGATCGTCCTTCGCAAAGCAGTTCGGTTTTAACTGCCCAATTCCTGTGGACTCCGGCGCGCGCCCAACTGACAGGCCGGTGCGATTCGATTTATTTGTGGACGATGGAAAGAATGGAAAACGGCTGAAACGGTGCGATGAACAATACCAAAAGTTCGTAACCGAATTGTGGTATTCGATGCGAGAAGCCATTGAGTCAGATCAAGTGCGGTCTTTGCCGATGGAAGTCGCCCAAGAAGGCCAGTGCAGATTGTTCAAAACTGTTGCCGGAAACAAAATCGAAGTCGAACCAAAAGAGGACATGAAGGACCGGTTAAAGAAATCTCCCGACCTGATGGACTGGTGTTGCGTAGCCCTTGAAGGTGCTAGGCAACTTGGCTTCCAGATTCAGCGCATTGGCCGGAACGTGAAATCCACAGCCAACGAGGAAGATTATTTTACAAAAGAATCGGAAGAATGGAATAACGCTATCAAGGCCGGACTTTTGAAACATTGACAAAAATTTAATTTCTGATAATCTATGCTTAATGGATTAGGACTGGTCAACAAGTTTTTCTGATTTGAGTTGTGTATATCTTAAAATCCTATAACAATCCTCTGCCGAACAATTATGTTTATGAACAGACTGAAGGCGTCCGTCACCGTTTCGGAGCAAACCCAATCATCGAAGAAGTCGTTAAGGCTGTCAGTTCATTTCGAATCGCCAACAATCTTCCCCGTTCCAGTCTGTGTGAGTGCCTCGAAGACGTTGACCGCTTTAACTGCGCCGTTCGACAAAATGACGAACGATTCTGCTGGAATTGCTCTGAACCTTTTGATCGCGTCCACCAAAATCACCACTTCATTAAACAAAATTGTGCAGGCTGCGGAACGCCTGTAAAAACAGATTAAATTTTATGCCCCAGACCGCCGAATACTGGAAATTGTATAGGCAGCGAAACAAAGAGAAGATACGCGCACACAACAAAAACTACTATCTAAAAAACAAAGATCACGTTTTAAGCACGGGGAAGATTTGGCGTAACAATAACCGTGAAAAAATGGCGGAACTTAACAAGGCGTGGAAAGCGCGGCATCCAGAAAAGAAGAAGATTTGGTCGGAACGGTCAAAGATTTGGAGGAAAAAAAATCCCGAAAAGGTGAAGGCAACGAAGTTGAGGTATTATTATCGCCACAGAGAACGTGACCGAGAAAGACTTCGCCCCAAAAGACGAGCTTACTACCAAAGGCCAGAAGTCAAAAAGAGAATTGCAGAGCAATCAAAAGCGTGGCATAAAAATAATCCAGAAAAAGTGCGAGAGAAATCGAAGCGTTGGGCTTTGAAAAACAGGCACAAGATACGCATTTATGCTGCCAGCGGAACTCAAAAACGTCGCGCTTTCAAACTCGGTAACACAATAAACCCTGTTGCGATAAATAAATTTGTAAGGGGGATTCGAGCAACAAAACAAGTTGCCTGCTACTATTGTAAAAATAAAACCGCTGGCAAAACTGCTCACATAGACCATATTGTTCCATTGAGCAAAGGCGGCGCACACAGTGTAACAAATCTTTGTGCGAGTTGCCCTAGTTGCAATCAACATAAACACGACAAGCTGATTCAGGATTGGATGAGGCTTGGGCAACAAGTATTGGCACTATGAATTTCAGCACGCCAGAAAAAGTTTTAGAAACGATTAGGAGCGGCGATGACGCCGAGTTGAAACGCGGTCGTAACAGAGTCCTTATCAACCGTGCTGCCAATAACGAACCTCTTTTAGATGAAGATGAGGCCAAGCGGGTCGGCATGGAAATAAATATCCGGTGGGGCGAGTTCATGGGTGCGCTCTCCCATGCACGCCGACAATACATCACAAACTTCTGTTCACAAGACAATTATTTTACCGTGTCCGTCCCCAAAGCACCGGAAGAAGTGCGATCTGATTGGGGCGATTTCATCACCGAATTCATCAATGACGTGATGAAGGAGGGCGAGCATGAATTGGAATACTTTGAAGTGCATCGCTCCAAATGGTCGGGGGTCGTCAGTCACGGCATAGGCCCTATAATGTGGGAGGACACTTACAACTGGCTTCCGCGATACGTTGCCATTGAGGACTTGCGAGTTCCCACCGACACCGAACTTTCATTCCGCAACCTCACTTGGTTTGCCGTTCGCATACCCTACACGCCGGGCGAACTATCGCGTAAGGCGTTTTCCAAAGTCAAAAGCAAATTCAAGTGGAACAAGAAAGCTGTCTCGGCCATTTTGGAGAATGTCAAAGAGTGCAATACCACGATGGCCGAAAATAACTACGACTGGAACACCGTGCCGGAGAAGTTTGAGGAATTGCGGAAGCAAAATGCCGGTTACTGGTCTGGGGACGCCATGCCGACAATCAATCTTTGGCATTTTTACCACGAGGACGATGACGGTAGTTGGCATCTGAAGGTCGTCCCTGAAAACAACACGTCAGGTGTTACCGCCGAGGCTGATGACAAATTTATCTGTGAACATGAGGGAGCGATTGCACCAAGTTGGCGTCATATTTTGCACGTTCAGTTTGGTGACTTGAATAACAAAGCACCGTTTTTGTATCACTCCGTCCGCTCGCTCGGATTCGCCCTGTTTGAACCGTGTTACTGGACGGATTTTACCCGTAACCGGCTGCTCAAACACATACTCGACCAGTTCAACATTTTGCTTCGTATTGCCGACCCTGTTGATCGCGCACGCGCCCAGATTCAAGTGTTCCAAAATCTCGGCGTAATCAAGCCGGGAGTGTCCATTGTGCCCGCCGCCGAACGTCACCAGATTGATTCCGGTCTCGCTGAAATGGCATTGGCAATGGGCAAGCAATTACAGCAGGAAGCATCCACGGCCTACACCCAAAACATTGACACCGGCACGAAGAAAGAACAAACCGCATTCGAGACGGGCGTGAAAGTCCAGCAGACAAATGCCATGCTGTCAGGACTAATGTTGGTAGCGCGTATCTACGAGAAATCTGCCGCGAAAGAAATCTGTCGCCGGTTCTGTCTAAAAAAGTCCGATGACGAGGACGTGATGGCTTTCCAAAAGGCTTGCAAAAAGCAGGGCATAGCAGAGGAATGGATTGATGTAAAAAAGTGGCGCGTGGAAATCACACAGCCGCTCGGTGGTGGCAACCCCACAATGGCAATGGTGGAGGCGGAGAACGCAATGAAGTTACGTCCCATGCTCGACCCGTCCGCCCAGGCCGAGGCGTTGCACGACGCAGCAGTTCAAATGGTCGGTTCGCGTCGCGCAAAACGGTGGGTGCAAGCCAGCAAGAAAGTCATTTCCGATGCCTCCGCCGCTGCCGCCGCTAACTTCCCGCTGATGATGCTCGGTATGCCCCCGTCCATCCCCGAAGGATTGAACCCCATCGAACAGATTCAAAAGCTGCTCGAATTGGCTACCCGTTACATCGTCAAAATTGAGTCCACGACCAAGATGGCAACACCGATGGAACTCATCGGCCTACAAAATGTATCCGCGTTCATCGGCAAACTGATTCAAGGAATGCAAGGTGACGTTGGTAACGAGCCGAAAATGAAGGAATTTGCGAAGGCATTGAGCCAAGTCAACAACGAAATCAAAAAGTTGCAGCAACACCTTCAAATGGAGGTGCAGAAAAAGCAGCAGCAAAATGGCAATGGCGAGTTGCAACAGCAAATGGCCGAAACAAAGGTCAAGCTGGCCGGGAAACAGGCTGAGACACAACAGAAGTTGAAGTCCAAAGAGCTTGCCGACATCCAAAAGCGAAGGCACAAAGACACGTCATTCGTTGCCGATCAAAAACGGCAGAACGCAAAGGCCGTTGCGGAGATTTTGCGAGGTGGATTAAAAAACAGTCGCAGTGCTTATGCAAAACTTTCCAATGGATCGGATAAATGAAAACACTGGGAATAATCTCCGGCATGGGAGCCTTCGCGGGACTCCGAATGGCCGATTATCTATTGCAGAAATCCAAGGATGACGGAGCCAAACTTGATTCTGACTTCCCAAGTTTCCTACTTTATAACCTACCCGTCGTGGGTATGGACGAAAAGGGAATTATTGACCACTCTCATGTCAAGCGTCAACTGGTCGAAACTCTCATCAAGCTGGGAAAATGGAATTGCCATTACGCAGTGATCGCCTGCAACTCAGCTTATGCTTTCAAAGACCTCGCATCGTATTTCCCCGGCACACTGTTGAATATAATTGATGAGGCCTGTGATGCAGTTCCTAAGGGCGTCCAACGAGTTGGAATCATCTCGTCGGCATCAACTCGAAAATCCTGTCTCTATCAAGACGCCTTGGGAGATCGCGGCATCAACTATGTGCTGACCAACGATGAGGAACAGTTCTTTCTGGATTTGGCCATCAAAGCCGTTATCTCTGGCACGCAGACAAAGGGTGATTTCCATGTAGTGCGTAACGTGCTTATCAACCTGAAACAGCGCGGCGCGCGGATGGTGATTGTAGGATGCACCGAGTTGCCTCTAGTCATTAACTCCAAGCACACAAAAATCCCATTGATAGATGCTGGCCAAGCCGTGATGAACAAGGCATTGAAATTACTCCGATGAATAATTATATTTTTATCACAAGAGATTTTCACCCGCTGCCAATCGCCGACAGATTGATGGATGATGGCAAGAGGGTTGTGGTGGGAATGGTTAAAGATGAAGAAAACCCAAAGACGCCAAAAGGAAAGAGCGAAAGCCGCCTTTCTCTCTATGATGGGATTTTTGAAAAGCAATCCGCCGACGATGTGATTGAGTGGATGGCCACCATTGAGAATAAAGATGAATGGTTCGTGATGTTTGATTATGGAGATTTATGGGAGTATTCACAGAAAGCTCTGGACATGGGTTTTACGAAAGGCGTTTTCCCAACCGAGGAAGGATACACGCTTGAAAAAGACCGGCAGGCGGGCAAGGATTTTGCTAAAAAATACTATCCTGAATTGAAGGTTGCCGAGGTTTCTGAATTTCAAAAAGTCGAGGACGCACTGGCTTTTTTAGAGGAAAACCCAGACAAAATCTTTGTGCTTAAAAGTGAGGGAAGCAATGCGGAAACAGTCGTCCCAGATACTCCCGATCCGGAACTGGCTCGGAGGCAACTTTCGGGAGCATTAACCACTGAGGCCGCAGAATATGAGCGCGGAGGATTCACACTGGAGGAAAAAATAAAAAAGCCGGTCGAGTTGACTCCAGTGATGGTATTTTGGGACGGTGTCCCGCTTTTTAGTGTGGTCGAAATTGAAAACAAGCCATTAGGTTCTGGAAACATCGGACGACTTACCGGAGGTTGTCAGGATTTAACTATTCAAACCCGACTGGATTGCGAACTTAATAAGATTGCCTTTCCGCCAATTATCTACGAAATGGCAAAAAAACAGCCCGGTATCTCAATCTTTGATGCTGGACTTCTTTTTGATGGGAATGATTTTTACTTCACGGAATTTTGTGCCAACCGTTGGGGATTTGATGGCATGTTCGCGGAAATTGCCATGTGCGGAGATAAAAATGGAAGATTATCTGTTGTCAACCATTTTGACCTGATTGCGGAAGGTAAAAATCCTCTTAAATGGAAGTTCGGATCGGCAGTTCGCATGTTTCAAACTGAACCCAACGGCAAAGAACCTGACATGTATGAGGGAGAATATACGATGGACTGGTTAAATGAAGTATCGGAACGACTTTTTTTCTACTGTATTAAAAAAATGGAGGGCGAATCCGAAGAAAAGAAAAGATTTGTCAGTGTGGGCTATGATAAAGATTTGGGATGTGCTACCGGAGCAGGAAACACCATTGATGACTGTGTGCGGAAAGTATATGATGCCATTGACGGATTTGTAATGACGGGAGTTTATTACCGCCCAAAATTCGATTTTCTTTCCCGCGCTTATTTTACATCAATTTTGAACCGCTACGATTTCCTCATCAACTCCGACTTGCTATGAAAATTAAGATAGAAAGAACTGATGGCGCACCGAATGGATGGGTGACTGTCGGCACATGGCGATTCGATGCGCCGCACAATAAGGGTACATTACATTTGGTGGTGGCGAAACTTCCCAAATGGCAATATTCACTAGCGGTCATTGGCCATGAATTGATTGAATCCCTTTATTGCTGGCTGTTCGCCATCACGACCAAGGAGTGCGATGCCTTCGATCTTCGGTGTGAAAAAGAATTTCTGCTCGGCGCACGCGACCCGCATAGTGAGCCGGGATTCGACTCCGCAGCACCATATCGGATAGGTCATGTGATGGGTTCGTGGTGGGAGCGGATTGTGATTCACGGCACTTTGGCATCATGGAGAAAATACGATGAAGAATGCAATCGTGTAATGGGAATATCAAATTCAATTAAAGAATGAGTGTTGAATACACAGCGCACAAATTGTCCGAAATACGCCAGAAACAAATGGTGGATGACGCTGTTAAGGAAAATTGCAATCCCGATTCAGAAAAGGAATGTGAGCTGGTAGCGGATAAATTTCGCATTAAAGAAAATTTGAGAAAATTGCGGATTCATCACACAGTAAGAGTCAGTAGTAAATTACCATGAAATACATCACGGCTTGAGTTGCCAACACGCCGGCTTGCCCTTCATTATCGCCTGCCTGATTTCCTCCCTTTGATACGCCCGAATGTGTTTGAACGGCACATGAATCTTCAAAGGGAGTGAACACCGACAAAGCTGGCAGGTATGCAGCAACGTCTCTCCCACAACCTCAAGTTTCATCCGTCTCTTTGCCGCCAGATGACGCCTGTAAGCATCACCAAAACTTTCCGTCATCACGTTCTTTACGTTGAACTTGCAATCCAGACATATATCCGCCCGCGCCTGAGAAACTTTCGTCGCAACGGGCTTTCCGCCGTCGCCAAGCCATTCCTTCATCGTCCGGCGAAAAATTTGGTAATCGCGCCACAACCCTAAAAATGATTTCAAAAAAATCATTGACATTAAGAATGTGCGATATAAATTGACTTCACGCAATGAAAAAGACTCTTGATCAATTCGCTCACTTGGACGTGTCGCGCCAGCGCAAGTGGCAGCTTCGTAAAAAATCGCAGCACAAGTGCCTGATTTGCGGCAAGCCCGAAGTGATGAAGGGACTGTGCGAAAAACACTACAAACGGGCTTTGGATTATGAGCGCGAGCGGTTGGGGGTGAAAAAATTCTTTAAGAACACAAAGTTCAACCGCCTGAAAGTCCAATGCCAGTCAAAAACGCCTGCGATTAAGAGGAAATAAAATGTTCACCATCGGCCAAAAAGTCGTCTGCATTGATGACAAGTTCATTCAAGCAATCGCCAAACTTTACACCGCACTTCCCGTAGAAGGCGTCACCTATGTCATTCGTGACTTGGTGATAGGCCAGCACCAGCCTGGCAGTCAAGGCGATGTCTGTGTTTTGCTCATTGGATTAGTCAACCCAAAGGCGAACAGTAAAGCTGCTTTGGAGCGCGGGTTCAGCGAGACACGGTTCAGACCTCTGGAAGAAATTCGAGCGAAGAACAAAGAGTCAAGGCACGAACGCGCTCCCAAACCGCCGGAGCTTGTTGAGGCATGACCGCACCAACCACTGACCGCCCCACCATCCTCCACGCCAACCGCGAAGATTTAGACGGCATTTTCGCAAGGCAAAAACATTCTTTGGATGACAATGGAGATTATTGGATTTGCTCTATGCAACGTGGTGAATCAAAAAAATGTCTCTGGATTTTTTCGCTCGATTGGGCGGAGTTGAAACAACCGAATCTTTTTTGTTGACGGATTTTGGGGATGTGGTATGTTTGCGATTGTGACATTCGCAAAATCGAATTTGGACGCTGCTTTTCCGACCCTGCCGCGAGTGTCACAACTTACAATGGGAAAGATTTGCAGCGTCCTTTTTACTTATGAAAATCTTTGAATGTAATTTTGGAAAAGGCGTTATCTGCACCGTCCATATTGATGACCGCCCAACTGAAAACGGCACAATCACCATCCGCAACATGGAATGGTCGTCAAAACCCGGCAAGTGGATTATTCAACCTTACATCGCTTGGATGAATACGGTCAATCAATCGCTCGCTGATGAATGGAAACTTAAATTGATGCACGTTTTCTTGTCCAGTAAGAAAGGCCACCAAATATGGATTTACGAACCGGGTAAATCTCCCGAAAGAGTTTTCCTTCCGAAAGGAAAATTGTGAGAATTGAAGAACTGCTGACTAAATTCCCCGACTCTAAAAAGTCGGGAGCAAACTCTTGGCAGGCGTGCTGCCCAGCCCACCCCGACTCAAATCCATCGCTTTCCATCACCAGCGGCACTGACGGAAAAATCTTGCTCCATTGCCACAGTGGTTGCACGCCGGAAGCAATTTGCACCTCTCTTGGTTTGAAACTTTCCGACCTGTTCCCTGATCGTGAGATAAGGCCGAAAATCTCCGCTGAATACGATTATCAAGACGCCAACGGCAAGTTGATTTTTCAGGTTGTCAGGTTTGACCCCAAAACGTTCCGCCAGCGCACACCCGACGGACATGGCGGTTGGATATGGAAAATGGACGGCGTGACCCGCTCACTGTATCGGTTGCCAGAAGTATTTTCGGCAATCAAGGTGGCAAAGACGATTTACATCTGCGAAGGAGAAAAAGACTGCCTCAAAATGAATGAAATGGGATTGTGCGCGACCTGCAATCCCGGCGGTGCGGGCAAATGGCAGGACAATTATACCGAAACCCTACGCGGGGCAAATGTTGTCATCATCCCGGACAAAGACCCACCGGGTAGGGCGCACGCGCAAATGGTCGCCGCCAAACTGGTTGCCGAGGTTGAATCCTTGAAAGTGATTGAACTGCCCGACCTGAACGGTAAGCCTGTCAAAGATGCTTACGACTTCTTCGCTGCTGGCGGAAACGCACTCCACATCGAGGCGATGGTGGCACAAACCCCTGAATGGTCAACACCACCCCCGGAATTTGAATTTCATGGCACACCGGATGATGAAGCCGAAACGGTGAAGGTTAAACTTTCCATCCGAACACCCGACGAAATACTAGCCATGTCCTTTGACGACACCGACATCGTGTTGGGCGACCGACTGCTCGCTAAAGGTCAAAACGCCACTATCTGCGGTGCGTCATCTGTTGGCAAGTCCCGGCTCGCCCTGCAAATGGCTTGTTGTTGCATCACCGGACGACAGTTCTTAGGCTTTGAAACCCGTGCACCGACATTGCGCTGGCTCTTTATTCAAGCTGAAAACTCCACCCGCCGCCTTCAATTTGACCTCAGTAAGATCCGGGCTTGGCTCGGTGATCACGATTGGAAAAAGGTGAACAACCAGCTGAAATTACACACGCTTGAAACCGACAATGACGGCTTTTTAAGCCTCGACGATGAGGCGCATCGCTGTTCCATCTTCGACCTGATAGCTGAGGATAAACCGGATGCCTGTGTTTGGGACAGTCTCTATAATTTCCAAATTGGAGACCTTAACAAAGACGTGGACATGGCTTCATCCCTCCAATGTATTTCCCAACTAACCAAGTCCGGTAATTCTAATCGAATTCCACTCGTCCTTCACCATGCCCTAACCGGCAAAGCTGGCGCTGCCAAGGCAACCGGGGAGGATCGCGCTTCCTTTTCCCGCAATTCAAAGGTTCTCCACGCTTGGACACGCGGCCAAATCAATGTCGCCGCCGGCTCAACGGAAAACAGTGAAACGCTCGTCATCTCTTGTGGTAAAAACTCGAATGGCAAGGAATTTGAGCCTTTCTCCGTCGTTCTCAACACCGAAACTATGATTTATGAGATTGATGCCTCTTTCGATATTGATGGCTGGCGTGAAGGTATGGGAGGTAAAGCCATCACCCCAGCTACAACCGTTGAACGGGTAGCTGAACTGTGCCGTTCCTCAATGTCTAAGGCGGAATTGGCAAAACTGGTTATGGACGATTCAGGTTGCTCCCGCACAGCCGCTTTCAACTGGCTTAAACGTGCCGAAAAAGCTGAATTGCTGTTCTGGTCTCAACCTTCAGAAAAATACCAGAAACTCATGCCAAAAGGTTCGTTTAATTCTCCCTGAAAATTCTAGTCCACCCCCCTGTCCTAAAAATGGACAACACCCCTATGGACATGTGTGTAGTCCACCTGTCCACCCCCCCTACCGGGGGGGGTGGACTGGACTGAAGGTGGACAACTCACAGTCCATGTCCCGTCAACGTGGACATCCATATGGACTAGTAGGGTGGACTGATTAAAACCTTGATTAGAAATTCTGATTGGAAATTACCCTAAAATTGAGGCTCGATCAGAGAGAGGGAGTCACGCCGCGCGTGCCGGTCTGAAAAGCCCCTCCCCCGGCACCCCGTCCCACCCCCTGTCCCCCGGCAAAAAAGAATGTTTTCCCTGCGCCGAGCTGCCGTCGCGCTGTGGCGTTCAGCCGTCGGATGGTGTCAGGGTAGCGGGTAGGGAGTCAGGATGGCTGTAATCGAATCGTGGAGCGTTATGACCTGTAGTTTCTGTGGCCAGGTTGTGCGCCTTGGGGTAGTTTTTGTGTGGTGAGAGCCTTGATTTCACTCCATCCAAGTCGAATACGGTTTACAACCAAGTGGTAGTCCAAACCAGCAGCCTTTGCGCGTTGCATTAAGCTGTTAGGGTTTATTTTGCTGCCTATTCGCCTATTTGCAGCCTGTTCTTTCCATGTTGCCCATCGGCAGTTGTCCGGCGAGTAACCCCTCGATCCATCCTTCCTATCAAGCGTTAATCCGTTTGGTTCGCCCATGTCAGTGTAGAAGTTTTTAAATCCATCCTTACCGCTCCAACGCTCGCAAACGGTGATTCCGCGCCCACCGTAGTATTTCCAGATATGGCTTTTGGGGTTCTTGCAGCGTTGAATCATTCCAGACCAACGACGATAAACCGCTGAATCGTGCCTTGCTGGATTTTTGAAAGTTCCGAATGGTCGTCCGCGTTTTGCCATGCCAGACGATACCACAAGGAATTAAAGTTGCAAGTGATAATTATTGTATAATTGTAGTCGTTGTATTTAGTCGGCTACCTTCCAAAACTATTGCAAATAAAGGGGATTCTAAAGCTTGTGGTTTTTTTCGCGTTTTAAGGCCACAAGACCAGCCTATTTTGAACACAATACACAACCTGTTGTGGTGTCTAATCATGTCGTAGCGGGCTTCTCTTGTGGTGTCGGTGTCGGCGGGTCCCGCAGAGTGACGACGGGCCTTGCCTGTCGGTCTTGGCGGCCTCGCCGCGAGCCTGGGTTTGGCGTGCCAGTCAGGACTTGCCACTCGTCAAACAGCGTTGCGCGCGCGGCGCATAGCTTCTGGATGTCGTTCGCCTCGTCAGTGTTACGCATTAAACGTAGAAGTCTTGCCCGTTCTGTTTCAATCTCCGCAATTCGCTCCTCGCAAGCGTTTTTGACAACTGCCGGGGAACTACGCAACGCCCTTGCGAGCTTGTTTTGGTGTTTTGCTTCCGCACTCCGCCGTTGAAATTCGCGGGCGTTTGCGGGAGTAATGCGAAAGACTCGCGGGCGTTCAAGTGTTGCGGCTGCATCCATGTTCGGCAAGCTCAACCAAGGCGGGCAGATTGTCAAGCACCTTTTCTACCAGCCATATTTTGCAAAACCAATAGCAAGATTTACAACGAAATAATTTAAAAAAAAAGGATTGACATAATAACAATACTGTGGGAGACTACGCGTGTGCAGACGAACAGAACAAAAAATTATCCGGCAGCGGCAATCACACCACACGTCGAGTTCGTCTGCACAAGTCCAACCCAGACGCGGATTGTCGGTGCTGATATTTCAACAAAGGGAAAACAAAATGAAAAATAACGCAATGCTAGACATGGTGAAAAACATCAACTCCGCCGTCGCTGAAAGGTGGGATGCCAAAGACGAGCGCGCGATCGCGCTCCAAAAATCCCTGCCGGTTGTTCGCTGCGACAAAGATGGTGGCGGACTATGGACCATCCCCGCACCGCTGACAGTCGGCGGCCTCTGCACGGTGACGGGCTACCACTGCGGAGCGCACGAGCGCCGATATGATAATGGGCAGGTGCGGCTGCATAACGTGGAAGCCACCATTACAGACATTGATGGTGGTCAAGTTAGCTTGGAGTCCTGCCAGCGGCAGATAGTGACAATGCCGGCGGCTTACTGTTCGGGCTTTCATCTCGCGACGGCAGACGACGTTGAACTAGCTATCGCTGTCAAGCTGTGGGAGGCGTCGGATGCCTATCCGTGGCACATGTGCCCTTCAGCTAAAGCGCTCGCCGCGCAGCGCGTAAATGAACTGCGCGAGCAGCTTGAACGCCTTAACGCGCCTGAAGATTGAAATCAAAACTTGGCTGAATGGTTCAGTTCTGTTCAGTGGCGATTTTTCGTCGCTCGCAGACTGACTAGCAAAACGAAAGGAACAAAATGAAAACAACAGCGCAAATAAAAGGATTCAAGGGATTCAATGCCGACATGACCTGTCACGGTCACAAGTTCGAGGCCGGAAAAACATACACGCACAAAGGCGAGATTAAACTTTGTGAGTCGGGTTTTCATTTCTGCGAAAATCCGCTTGATGTGCTTCGATACTATTCGCCAACGGAGTCAAACTTTGCCGAAGTCAAGGCCGATAAAGTATCGGGCGAAAAATCAAACGATACCAAGCGCGTTTGCGCCGAAATAAAAATCGGCGCGAAAATAACATTGAGCGCGCTTATTCAAGCTGGTGTCTCGTTTTTGATTTCGGCGTGTAAAAGTAAAAAGGCGACAAGCGGCGACTATTCGCCCTCGGCGACAAGCGGCAACTGTTCGCACTCGGCGACAAGCGGCAACTATTCGCACTCGGCGACAAGCGGCAACTCTTCGCCCTCGGCGACAAGCGGCAACTATTCGCCCTCGGCGACAAGCGGCAACTGTTCGCACTCGGCGACAAGCGGCGACTGTTCGCACTCGGCGACAAGCGGCGACTGGTCGCACTCGGCGACAAGCGGCAACTGTTCGCACTCGGCGACAAGCGGCAACTCTTCGCACTCGGCGACAAGCGGCAACTGTTCGCACTCGGCGACAAGCGGCGACTGTTCGCACTCGGCGACAAGCGGCACCTCTTCGCCCTCGGCGACAAGCGGCAACTATTCGCCCTCGGCGACAAGCGGCTACTATTCGCACTCGGCGACAAGCGGCAACTATTCGCACTCGGCGACAAGCGG